AGGTCCTGAAGAAGTTCGGAACTCCCGAGCTGACCCAGGCCCTCGTGCAGTACCAGATGGGCAATAATCCGGAGGTTCTCCGGTTGCTCGTCCGGGTCGGCGCCGCCATCAAGGACGACACGTTCGTCCCCGGCGGCAAAGGCACCACCCAGGGTTCGCGTCCGGAAGATGTCCTCTTCCCCTCGATGCGTAACCTCACCTAAACCAAGGAGGACTGAAACATGCCCGCGCTTTCCACGGCGAACCCCACCCTCCTCGACCTGGCGAAGCTGACCAACCCGGACGGCTCCATCGCGAAGGTCGTGGAAATTTTGGATCAGACGAACGAGCTGCTCCAGTTCTTGCCCATCATCCAGGGCAATCTTCCGACCGGCCACCTGACGACGATCCGCACGGGTCTGCCGTCGGTGACGTACACCACGATCAACTCGGGCGTGAACCCGGGTAAGGCGACGACCGTGCAAGTCACGGAGAGCTGCGCGCGTCTCGAAGCCTACGGCGAAGTCGACAACCGCCTCGTCGAGCTGGCCAAGGACAAGGCGGCTTTCCGTCTCGCGCAGGAACGCCCGCAGATCGAAGCGTTCAACCAGGAATTCATGCGCGCGTTCTTCTACGAGAACGTGACCACGAACCCGGAACGCTTCTCGGGTCTCGCCCCGCGTTACGCCACCCGCAACCTCGCCACCGCGGCGTGCGCGGAGAACGTGATCCACGGCGGCGGTTCCGGCTCGGACAACGCCTCGATCTGGGTGCTTACCCTGGGCGAAGGCACGATCGCCGGCCTGATCCCGCAGAACTCGACGGCGGGTTTGAAGGTCGAAGACAAGGGCCTCGTCACGGTCGAGGACGTGTCGAACGGTTCGAACCTGGGCCGCGCCGAAATGTGGCGTACCCGCTACGAGCTAAAGATCGGCCTCACGGTGCAGGACTGGCGCTACGGCGTTCGCATCGCGAACATCGACAAGTCGGACCTGACGCCGGATGCGGTCTCGGGCGCGAACTTGCCGCGCTTGCTGTATCGCGCGCTGAACTTGATCCCGTCGACCTCGATGGGCCGCACGGTTATCTGCATGTCGCGCAACATCCGCACGACGCTCGGCGAGCAGACGGCCGAAGGCACCAAGAACTCCTCGCTCAAGGCGGAGGATGTCGGCGGCATCATGCGTACCACGTTCCAGGGCTTCCCGATCCTCCGGGTCGACGCTCTGGCCGCGGACGAAGCGCTGGTGCCGGCGTAACGGTTGAAGCCTCCCCGGATTAACCCCCGGGGAGGCATCCGCCTATCGAACCCGAAAGGAGAAATCAATGGAACTCGATCGTCTCAATACCTTCGCCGACAACGTAGCGCTGTCCACGGCCGCTACGGGCCGCCAGGTCATCGGCGACCAGATCGACATGCGCTTGGTGGCTCAGAACATCGGCGCCGGTCGACCGGCCTACATCTACGGTGTCGTCACTCAGGCGTTCACCTCGGGTGGCGCTGCCACCGTCGACTTCGAGGTCGTCTCGGATGCGACGGCGGCTCTGGCCACCGACGGCTCTTCGACCCGTCACCTGTCCACCGGCGCGATCCCGGTCGCGCAGTTGACGGCCGGCCGCGTTCTGCTCTCGGTGGCGCTGCCGCAGGGCGCCCCGATCTACGAGCGCTTCCTCGGCATCGTGGCGAACGTCGGCACGGCGGCCCTCACGGCCGGTCGCGTCGACTTCTACCTGACCTACGATCCGCCGGATGCGTGGCAGTCCTACGCTGACGCGGTGAACTAAGGGATGATCCGGGGATAGCTTCGGCTATCCCCGGACTTCTCTCGAACAAGGAGGAAGGAAAGCATGGCTTACTATTTCTTGCAGAACGCCTGGTACGCCCCGAACGGTCAATACTTCGAAGCCGCCCGCGTGTTCCCGGTCGACATCCCCGACGCGCTCGTTCCGTTCTTGCCGAAGTCGGCAGAGGCGGCCGACGCCAATGCGTCGCGCGCCCGCCCGCAACCGGCCATCATGGCGAACATCAAGACGCTCGGCGCCCCGATCGTGAACAGCCACACGCTGTTCGCCGATCTCCAGGCGAAGACGCAAGCCGCCAAGCCGGCCGAAGAGCCGAAGCCCGTCGAGGCTCCTGTCGAACCGTTGCCGTCCGAAACTCTCGCCGAGCAAGCGGCGGCGGAAGATTTCGCCAAGGCCCAACAGGAAGAACAGGCGACCGCCAAGAAGCCCGTTACCGGCCGCCGTCGGAACTAGTCCGCCATGTCGGCGTACACTTCGTCCGTGCAGATCGCCAACCTGGCCCTGAGCCACCTTGGGGTCAATGGCATCGAGAGCTTCACCGAGCGATCGGTCGAAGCTCGCACGATGAAGCAGTTCTACGACACTTGCCGGCGCGAGGTCCTGGAGCGGTTCGACTGGAACTTCGCTCGCAAGCGCGTGGCTCTGGCGCTCCACCCCGAGGCCGCGCCGCTTGGCATGTGGGAGTTCCGTTATACGCGCCCCGCGGAGTGCGTGGAGTTCCGCCGCATCCAGAACCCGCTCGGAGAGCAAGCCGATCCGGTGCCCTTCCGCCAAGAAGCGGCGGCGGACGGCTCGCTCTCCATCCTCACCGACCTGGAGCAAGCGATCGGCATCTACACCTACGACTGCCAAACCGTCGAGGCGTTCACCACGAGCTTCGGCGTCGCCCTGTCCCATTGCTTGGCCTGGCGCACGGGTTTCGCTCTGACCAAGAAGCGCTCGATCGCCGATTACCAGGGTCAGGTCTACGCCAACATGATCCGTGCCGCCGCCGGCCAGAACGCCAATGCCGCCACTCCTCCGCCGCCGGTCGACGCCATCTGGATACGGAGCCGATAGAACATGCCCGCCCTAATCCAGCCCTCGTTCGCGAAGGGTGAAGTGGGTCCGGACATCTACGGTCGCGTCGACACCGCGGCCTACCGGATTGCTCTCCGTCGCGCCGTCAACGTCGTCATCCGCTCCTCCGGCGGCGCTCGTCGCCGTGGCGGTATGCGCTTCGTCGGGCCGTGCAAACAGCACACGAACAAACCTCGCTTGATCCCGTTCGAGTTCAAGAAGCTCGACACTCACATCCTGGAGTTCGGCAATCAGTACATTCGCGTGATCCAGGGGGACAACTACGTTCTCGAAGCCACGAAGAATATCACCGGCATCACGCAGGCGAACCCGGGCGTCATCACCTCGAACGCGCACGGGTTCTCCAACGATCAGCAAGTTTTCATCTTAGGCGTCGGCGGCATGACCCGGCTCAACGGTCGTTGGTTCATCGTGGCCAACGTCACGACCAACACGTTCACCTTGCGAGATCAGGTGACGGGTGCAGCGATCGACACGACTTCGTTCGCCGCCTACACCTCCGGCGGTACTGTCGCGCGCGTGTACGAGATCGCGAGCCCGTACCTACAGGCGGACTTGTTCGAGCTGAACTTCACGCAGTCGGCGGATGTGATGACGCTGACCCACAAGAACTACGCGCCTCGCGAGTTGCGCCGAAACGCGCTCACCAACTGGACGCTGTCGACGATCCAATTCATCCCGACAGCTTCCGCACCGACGGGCGTGTCCGTCACCATCAATGCCGGCGGCAGTCAGACCGATCGGTACGCAGTCACGGCGATCGACGGGCAGACGGGGCAAGAAAGCCTGGCCGGCCTCAACGCCACGTCGCGCTCTATCACCGGCATCACGCAAGCGAACCCCGGCGTCGTCACGGCGACGGCCCACGGTTTCCTTGAGGGCGACGAGGTCTTGCTTCAGTCAATCGGCGGCATGACCCAGTTGAACGGACGCCGCGTGCGCGTCTCGAACCCCACTACGGACACGTTTCAGCTCCGCGAGTTGGACGGCACCATCATCGACACGACCGGCTTCACCGCCTACACCTCCGGGGGTACGGCTACGCAAGCGTTCGTCCGCATCACCTCGGGTCACTCTCCGCGCAACAACACGATCTCCTGGACAGCGGTGGCCGGTGCTACCCGATACACGATCTACCGGGAGAAGGCGGGCATCTTCGGTCTGATCGGCGAGAGCGTCGGCACGTCGTTCACCGACAGCAACATCGACCCGGACACCGAAGACGGCCTTTCGCAGTTCCGCAATCCGTTCGCGGCGGCCAACCGGTCGCCCAGCGCAGTCGCGTATTGGGAACAGCGTCGCGTCTTCGGCGGCTCGATCGACAAGCCCGACACCAAGAACTACAGCCGCATCGCCGACTACAGCAACTTCGCCAAGTCCGAGCCGCTGCGCGACGACGACGCCATCGAAGCGACGCTGCCGGCGCAGCGCGTGAACGAAATTCGCCACTTCGTCCCTGCCAACGATCTGTTGGTTCTGACGAGTGGGAGCGAGTGGCGCGTGAACTCCGGACCCGATAGCGCCTTCACGCCGGCCACCATCAAGCAGAAACCTCAGTCGTTCTGGGGTTCCGCCTGGATGCGCCCCGTCACCATCGGGTCGACCACGCTGTTCGTCGAAGAGAGCCAGACCCGCGTTCGCTCTCTCGGCTTCTCGTTGCAGATCGAGGGGTACACCGGAACCGACTTGAACATCCTCGCGTCTCACTTGTTCGAGCGCTACAAGATCACGGACTGGGCGCTCGCCAAGTATCCGGACACGGTCGTTCATGCCATCCGGGAAGACGGAGAATTGGCCTCGCTGACGTTCCAGCAAGAGCAGGAGGTTATCGCCTGGGCACGCTGGCAGACCGACGGAAAGTTCCTTGCTGCCGCTTCTCTTCCACGCGCGGGCAACGAACCCCATGTGCGCCTGTATGTAGTCGTCCGACGCATCATCAACGGAAACCCCGTTCAATACGTCGAGCGCCTTGACACTTCCTTCGCCCCCGCCGTCGAGGACTACTTCTTCGTCGATTGTGGCCTGACCTACGACGTTCCGATCGCGATCTCGGGTGTCAGCCTAGCGAACCCTGGCGTTGTGACGGCCAATGCTCACGGCTTCGCCAACGGAGACTTTGTCGACGTTTCCGACATCATCTGGCGGTGGCAGCGCGACGAAGCCGGCGGTTATATCCAGCCCGACCAACTCAACGGCCGCCGCTTCAAGGTCGCCGGCGCCACCGCCAACACGTTCCAGCTCCAAGACCTCGACGGGAATAACGTCGACACGTCGGCCTTTGTTGC